ACAGAATTGCTTCCACCAGTTCTACCGAAAGTTCAGCAGTGATGGCTTTTGCCAGCACAGAAGGTTGGGCATAAGTTTCCTCACCGTTAGCGTCCTCGGTTATTTTTGAATAGTACAGTCTATCAAGACCAATCGTTGCCATGTGTTAATCCTCCAATCTATAGTTTTTCGCCACATCGATGGCGTAATGATGATATCCAGTATCATCCTCGTGACCGATATATCTTCGTTCGGTCACAGTAAAATCTGCATTTATTAAAGCCGTTGTGAGCTGTCTTTTCCGCTCTAGGTAGTTATTTTTTGAGAACAGTGATATCCTCGCTTCCTGCACATCAAAGCCTGGACGGTTATCCGCATGGACTTCAAAAATATCCGAAAGAGGGAGAATCACGACATACTCATCTGGTGCCAAACCTGAAAAAACCCCGGTTTCCACGGGGAGCGGTATAGCGGTCACAAGTGTATTCAATTCCTCTAAGATATTCATATCTTCTCGATTTCCTCCTCCAGCTTGGCGACCATTGCATTGATGCAAGGTTTCCTAGATGCATTCCTCGCAGGCTTTAGGAAGGGTTTTGCAGGCTGACCATGTTTGCCATATTCGATAATGCTGGCAAGTTTAGCATTGCTCTCACCATCAGAGCGCGGCTCAGCAAAGCCGACTTTTACATTGAAGTTTCCGTTTCTATCCTGTTTTGCACCAGAAAGGCCCAGTGAAGATAGCAACTCACCAGTGCTTTTGGATGGATATTTCGTGTCCTTGCCAACCACCTTGCTCAAATTTCCCTTAACTTTATCCAGCACCACTTCACCGCCAACTTCCAAAACCTTAGGAAGAATCACATCGGTCTGGTCAGCTAATCGGGATACCTTTAAAAGGAATTCTTCTGGCATCTTTATATTCGCTTTTGCCATATCCATCACCTCACAGTTGGTTCTAGCTTTTCGGCTAAAACCTCGACATACATCCCTCGGTTTCTTACATCCTCAACACTTAAAATCTGATATCTGCCATCATCACAGACGATAACCATTTCATTGGTCACCTTAAGTCCATAAATTTTCCTAAACCGAAACAAGGAAGTTGCAGATGAAAATGATGCCATATTCGTCCACTGCTCACTGCCATGACGATCTTCCTTGTAAGCAAGTACACTAGCGAGTATGTTGTCACCTTTTGTAGCGAAACCTTCCTCATCCTTTATTGGTACCGTGCTAATGATATCGATGAAGGTATTCATCTTTCCAAAGCTCATGCTAAACACCCCACTCACGGTCAAGTCGCAATAGTAAGTTCACCGTGTTCCATACTTGTTGCCCCGCCTGTACGCTATCAGCAAAGAAACCTGCCGTCGAGCCATCTCTACTTTCATAGAAATGACTCGATAACATAATCACTGCTTGTTCTGTTGTTGGAGGCATAGCATGGGTTTCATAATAGTCTTCAGGAACGTGCTGATAGCTCTGTGCATAGGAGACTGCAGCAGTGATAAATCCAATGAGGAGAGCATCATCCTGATCATGTGCTAAAATTAAGTTCGCTTTAACTTTAGGCAAGAGATTATCTGCCACTGCCATACCACCAACCTCCTTTACATTCCACCTTAGTCAGCCTCCATAAGCCCCGCTGCTTTTAGTTTGGCCAGCAGGGCATTGAAGTCCGTAACTAGACCAGCAACATCGGTGGCGGTGCTGTCTGCCTGGTTTTCAGCAACAGGAAGCCCCGTAACCGAGGCCCCTTCTTTAATTTCTAAAACACCGCCGATGACAGTTTTTTCTCCGCCTTGTTCGGTATAATTCTTCGTGTTATAACTCATAAGGCACCTCCGTTAGGCTTTCTGTTGGAGTACCTTAACGGCCTCCGGTAAGATAAGCTTTCCATCAACTCGTTGAGTCGCAATAAATCCTACTTGACCTGTAACAGCATAGAGTTCATTTAATCGTTTGAATACTCGTCCTTGACGGTCTGCCACCCAGTAATAACTAAAATCACCGAATACCACAGTCTTTGCACCTGCTTCAATAGTAGGTACATAGGATGAGGTGTACAGCGGACGGTTAAGAATAGTATCAGGTGTTCCCGCTTGGATGGAAGGTTGCCATAGGTACTGGCCATTACCGTCTTTTAATTTACGGATAGCTTTTATAGTGGCATCATTCATTACGAATACTGCCTTATTACGATAAGGTGCTTTCAAGCTGTAGAATAAATCTAAAACCTCATCCAAAGTAATGGCAGTGGCACTTGCCGCAGTAACACCAACTTGACCGCCGCCTGTGGCATTTAAAATCCCTGTTGGCTTACCTGTGCCATCACCTACAAAGAAGGCTTCCTCCTCCTTGTTACCAATGCGACGGGCAAATTCTCTTGTGATGTAGCTTTCGAGATTAAACACGGAATCGTTTAGTAGCTCCTCAGAGACTTTAATCATTGTCGCTAGTTTATAGGCCCCGATGGATACTTGACCGAAGCTGTCATCACTTTCTGGGATAGCTCCTTCTTCATCTATCCAGCTTGCTGTACCTTTGCTTGCAACAACAGGAATCTTACGGTCACCAGAAGATGTAGTGATCACATTAGCCAATCTACGGAAAATATTTTCTTCCTCTAGAGCTTCTACTAGAGTACGTTCAAACTCATCTGGCACAAGGAATCCGCCTTCAGAATCAGTGCCAATCTTTAGAGCGTTTCTTACTTCATAGCTAACATTGTCACGCATCGCATTCCAGAAAGCTCTTTTGTATTCAGCACTTGCACGACCGGTCTTTTCCTCTCCAGTTCTAGTAGGTTCGTTCGTAATTGGGTTACTGGTTGCTTTCGACAGTTCCAAGTCGATAGATGCTTGGCGTTCTAAACGTTCAATTTCCTTACCAAGAGCCACCACATCGGCTTCCATTTTTTCATAGGTTGTCGTGTCCTCAGCGGATAACAGTCCATCACCGCCACGTTTTGAATCAAGGAATGCCTTTGCTGCGTCCCATGCTTTAGCGCGTTTCTCGCGCAATTCGAGAATTTTACTCATTGTTATTTCCTCCTTTAAATTAGTGCGAAATTAAAGAAAGCCGCTTATCCAGCGACTCAATGGGTGTACCTGTTTTCTGTTTTGGTTGTTTTGGCAGTTTGCTGATAAGCGAGTTAGTAACCGCCATCCTGCTAAAGATAAGACTATCCGTCAAATCTGGTGTTTCACTTTCCATGAACATGATCTTGTCTGCAAAACCAAGTTCAATGGCTTTATTTGCATTCATCCATGATTCTGCATCCATCAGATGGGAGAGTTTTGTTCGGGAAAGACCCGTTTTTAACTCATAGGCATTAATAATACTTTCCTTAACCTCATCTAATAGTGCTTTTGCTCGTAGCATTTCCTCACTGTCACCTATAGCAATAGTTGACGGGTTATGAATCATAAGCATGGAAACCGGGGACATATATACATCTCCACCTGCCATTGCAATAACGGATGCCGCACTTGCCGCAAGCCCATCAATCTTTACATTGACTTTTCCGGTATACTCCATCAGCATGTTATAAATCTGAGCTGCTGCAAACACATCACCACCAGGGGAATTAATCCACACCGTAATATCGCCGGTGTCTGCCAGCAATTCATCTTTAAACATCTTAGGTGTGACCTCATCGCCCCACCAGGTTTCTTCGGATATCACTCCATTTAAATAGAGGGTACGTTCTTCATCAGAATCTCGCACCCAGTTCCAAAACTTCCTCATTTACTGACCTCCTTCGGTTTTGGCAAACGCACCTGCGTCAGCCAGTTTTGTCATATTTCCGTTAACCAGATATAAGTCGCCACCTTCCTCAGCTGGTATTCTGTTCATGTCCTCCAGTTCACGGATATCGTTGGCTGACATCCAGCCATTTTGACGACCTGTAGCGTAGCCATTCATACGACTTTGGTAATCACCACGAAGCAGACCGTCCAAATTGAACTTGATAAACAGTGAAGTTTTCTCAGAAGGCAAAATAAGCGATTGCTGGAGACTTTGTTCCCATCGCACCACCCACGGATCAAGGGTGTATTTTACAAACTCCAAAGACTGCTGTTCAATATTGGAGAAACTGGATTTCTCTAAATCTCCCACCATATGGGGCGGCACACGGAAAATTCTCGCAATCTCATTAATTTGAAACTTCCGTGTTTCTAGAAATTGAGCCTGTTCTGGAGGGATGCCGATGGCTTGAAACTTCATCCCCTCTTCCAACACAGCAATTTTGTGAGCATTGCCTGTGCCTTGGTAGGCACTATTCCAACTATCCTTGACCCTCTGTATATCTTTGATTACTCCTGGGTGTTCCAGCACACCTCCGGGATTAGCACCATTGGCAAAGAATGCCGCACCGTACTCTTCAGTAGCAAGTGACATACCGATTGCATTTTTCGCCATAGCGATTGGGCTATAGCCAATGAGTCCATCAAAACCTAAGCCAGGTATGTGTAGAACTTCATCTTTACGGAGTGTGACATAGCCACCTTTTGGGTTTAGGCCACTTTCATCAGTATCACGATAGTAGGTATAGACCAGCTCTCCGTTTGTTGCTCGACTAACTTCCATCTTGTTAGGAAGTAGGGGATAAAGTGCAACTGCCTGCCCACGACCGTTTCTGACCACCTGTGCATAGGCATTTCCCCAAAGTAAAAGATGACTCATCAGTGTTTCTCGAAACACGAATGAAGTCATCTCTGGATTTGGTTCATCATGAAGAAGGTAATACAGCGGGTGGAAAGGAATCCTTTCTTTACCTCCATCAGAACGATATCTATATACATGAAGTGGCAGTCCGGCAATCGCTTCAGCTAATATCCTTACGCAGGCATACACTGCTGTTGCCTGCATTGCAGTACGTTCATTAACCATTTTGCCAGATGACGTACCGCCAAACAGGAAGGAGAACGCACTACCCACACGATTTTGCGGTTTGTCTCTTGAACGAAACAGTCCTTTTATTAGATTCATAGGCATCACCTCCGAATATAAACATTGTGCTAACCATTAAGGTTTAAAAGACAATCAAACCTCGCTCGTCATACACCGAATCTCCACTATTACCTGAGCCACAGCGAATAGCACGATCAAGTGCCATGATAGTTGCTACCGCCCCATCTATTTTTTCTGTACTTTTTTCTTTATCCGGCTTCACGTTGCCAGCCGGATCGGTTTTTATAAAGATGTTGTCCATCATCCAACGAAGCACTGGATGCCCACCGTGTGCTATTCTTTCTTCTAATGTCAATTTCATCAATTCTTTGGTTGGTGGTGACATATCTTTAAAGCCTTGACCGAAAGGAACGACAGTAAAGCCTAATCCTTCAAGGTTCTGAACCATTTGAACAGCTCCCCAACGGTCAAACGCAATTTCTCGAATGTTATACTTTTCGCCCAGTTCTTCAATAAACCGCTCTATGTAGCCGTAATGCACTACATTACCTTCTGTGGTTAGAATATACCCTTGCTTCTCCCAAAGATCGTATTGCACATGGTCTCTTCGGACTCGGAGGTCAATGTTGTCCTCTGGCATCCAAAAATACGGAAGAACAATGTATTTATCTGTTTCATCCTCCGGCGGGAACACCAACACAAAGGCTGTAATGTCTGTTGTAGAAGATAGGTCAAGACCTCCATAACATACCCGCCCTTCAAGACTTTCTGGTATAACTGGAAATGCACAGGCATCCCATTTTGCCATTGGCATCCAACGGACAGACTGTTTAACCCACTGATTCAAGCGCAATTGCCGGAAGCTGTTCTCCTCAGCAGGGTTTTGCTTTGCACTTTCACAAGCAGCTCTCACCTTGTCAATCCCTACCGTAATTCCTAAGCTTGGATTTGCTTTCTTCCACACTTTTGGATCTGTCCAATCATCCTCTTCTTTGGCGCCATAGATTACGGGATAAAAGGTAGGATCGTATTTTCTGCCCTCAATAATATCAACCGCTTTTTGGTGTGTTTCGTAGCAGATACTCTGAGTATCCGTCCCCGCAGTGGTGATAAGAAAATACAGCGGTTGGGTCCTTGCATCCCCAGATCCTTTCGTCATAACATCAAATAGTTTCCGATTTGGCTGAGTATGAAGTTCATCAAAAACAACACCATGTATATTGAAGCCGTGTTTGGAGTAGGCTTCAGCCGACAATACCTGATAGAAGCTGTTGGTCGGCAGGTACACCAATCGCTTAGTTGAAGCAAGCAACTTTACTCGTTTATTCAGCGCTGGACACATTCGCACCATATCGGCTGCTACTTCAAATACAATTGATGCCTGCTGGCGATCGGCGGCACAACCATACACCTCCGCCCGTTCTTCACCATCACCGCAAGTGAGGAGAAGTGCAATTGCTGCGGCAAGCTCGCTTTTTCCCATCTTTTTAGGTATCTCTACATAAGCAGTATTAAACTGCCGATATCCATCTGGCTTTAAAATTCCAAATAAATCACGGATTATTTGCTCCTGCCAATCGATAAGTTCAAAAGGCTTACCTGCCCATAAACCTTTCGTATGGGAGAGTGCTTCGATAAAAGCCACAGCGTAATCAGCAGCATCCTTATCGTAATATGACCCATCAGCTATAAAGGCGGTCGGCTTATATTTCTTCAGTTTCCGCATAAACACCGCCCCTTTTATGAAAAAGGACAAAAGAAAAGAGCCTCAATCCTATAGATGAAGCTCTTCTCCTTATCCTGTTTTTATTTACTTATTTTCATCCACTTCCCCTGTCAGTATGAAATGAGCATATTCCGCTTTATGGTCTATTAAATAGACTACCAATTCATAAAACCCTCGTTCATTTGCTTCATACTGGACTCGGTTCACCTCAAACATATTTGTGACTCCACTTTCTCGGATGGAAAGGATTTGTTCCTTGATTATTTCATTCATTGGCTACATCCTCCGCTAACAATTCCGCAATATAAATCTACATATTTGGCTTAAATTGTGTATGTTTTACTCTTCGATTTTCTTGCATAAATCCTCACCAAAGGCCACTCCAAGGGAACCACCGGAATCCCAACTGACGTGAATCGTTCCTATGTCATCAACACTAGTAACCGTACCTTTAGATCCAGGCTGAAGTTTGGTATAAGGGTCGTTCATTTTAAGTAGCATGACACGAGTTCCTGGAGTGTAATAGCTTCTAAGTTGCTTTAACATTTCAGGGTGAATGATATTCATTGTTCACACACCTCCTGCTTGGCCGTTCCGCTTTTGAAAGCGGAGCTACCTGAAAGCTTGGAGAGGAGAATCTTTCGTTCCATCTTATATTCTGGGCCGATAAAACCAAGCCTTAGAAGGAAGCAACGGAAAGCGTATTTTTCATTCTCTACTGATTTCTCGGTGGAGTTGACACGGGTCTGTTTTTTCGCCATTTCGCAAAGTGCCGTGACAAAATGGGTGTATGCCTTAACCTCCTCTGAGGAGCACTCACCTTGAAACCAAGGGAAGGTGACAAATTCATCATTTACAATGATGGGAATGGAATCCGTATCAAGTGCTTTCTTTATAAGAGCCACTTTGCTCTCTACCAATCCTTTTAGGTTTTCGAGTGCCGTGTCGGTAAAATCTGCCCGTGGCATTTGAATTATCAGATTGATAGATTCTTCCGTTTCATTTGCTTCTGCTTTCGGAGGTGGTGCGTCAAATTCTTCTGAAATTGCTTTGAAGTCGTGAAGTCCCAATAGATCATCGACCAGTTCCTTTTTATCTGGTCCGCTTAGAACTCCGTTTTTGTTAACATTGTAGTCTGCCACCTCATATGCAAATGTAGGTGCTCCGAGATATTTTACAGGGGCGTTTAGTTGTTGGCTGATTGCGTTAACCAGTGCTTTTCTTTTTGGTCCCGTAACATTATAGTTAATCTTCATTTTCATACCGCCTTTCTATTTTCGGTACGTACATATATCACTCTAAAAGCTGTTAATATCAAGTCATTTAGAGCATCTTTCTGTAGAAAATACGGTTTGAAAATACGGTTCCATTAATCGGCGGTATTTTGTGTAGATAACACAATGCCAGTCAGCACAAAACAAACGCATGGAAGTGCTACGCCATTACCCCACATTTTATATTCAGCTGCATCGGAATGAGGATTGTTAAGCCATTTTATAATCTTATTTCTTGTTTTTGGCCTTTTGCTTTTACCTATAATTTTGCGGTGAGTTTCCCAAACCTGCGTCCAGAATGAAATTTCATCTTCTTTAGGATTTTCCGTACCAAGATCATCGCACCAATCATCGGGAAAACCTTGCAATCTTGCACATTCCGTTGGCGTAAGCCTTCGAACAATATAGTCCGGCTCAACCAATCCATTTTGATAGCCTGGATTGGTACCATTGATAATCGTATTTGATGTACCGTCCTGTCTGTAGCATTGACTTTCAGCTTTCATCTGAGGATAAAACGAAGCTGGGTGCGCCACTGCTCCAGGACCTTTTGCTGTGAGCGTAGGTTGCTGTTCTTCATCTATAGTCGGTTTAAATAGAGCGTTCTTTCCTTGATTAAAAGCCGCCCGATCAATACCGTAAGAGGGCTGAGTCACTACAGGGGCATCCTTGTAATCTCTCGACAATAGAGTAGGTGCTTTATCTTCTTCGACCTGTGCATAGGCTCCGGTAGTCATGGCATAGGCAACAGCATGGCGATCAGCGGTATTAAGCGTAAAAGAAACATCTTCATCTATACCGCTTCCTTGGGGACCGTTTTTATCCTCTCTTCCAATCATCGAGCCTTGCAGAGCAACCACTGCAATACCACCTTGATTACACCCTGGATTTCCTCCATTGGCATCAATAGTTCGAGAAGTATCCGCTTCATATATACCGCTATGTGGATTGCTTGACTGCATGGAATTGCTTTTATCAGAGCAGATTCCATATGCGGTAGGCACAAAAACGGTTTGATCATTATTGCATCCAAGAGTTGCAGACTTATCATCTTGTATCAATGCACCCTTACCACCGCCTTCACAGCCGGAGCGGATTTTTAACGTTTTAGGAGTGTTCATAATAAGGGGTACATTCCCGCCACCAGTTCCCATCCGAGAAGTCAGCGTCTGTACTTTATTATCCTCCGAGAGTTTCACACGGCTATCAGTTGGATGGTTTTCTATGACTACAGCTGTTTGATTATCTCCCATGTTTGCACGAAGTGATCCACTTAAGTTTTCGTCAGTATGGCCACCAACTCGAGAAGCAGCGCCCGGTTCAAAGGACATGACTGCACCCGGGACAACACCTGCTCTAAGTGTAGGGGAGCGTTCTTCCTCATATCCTACACTTCTGCTCTTGGCACTGTGTTCAGTACAAAATCCGCTTGACTGCATTATGCAAGGCTGATGTCCATGTTCCTCTGCTCGAAGTGTTGCTGTAATATCTTTAGAAACAGACATCACTCTTCCGCCTTGGTCATTTAGGCAAGTTATGCTATCGCCTGTTTTTCCAGTGCAGTTTTTAGCATTGTCGGCAGTTCTTTGCCACGGGCTGCCGCTCGGCGTAAAATCCCTTGGCATGCCTTCGGACTCAAATAGTATTTCTCCGGCACATTTGTCTGCAAAATCTGCGACAAGGTAGATTCTACGACGACGTTGGGGGACTCCGAAATATTGCGCATCGATAGTTCGGTAAGCCACACTCCATCCGTCTCCCATATAGATGTCTGCGTAAGGCCATCGTCCTTTTTCAGGTAAAGGCACCGAGGTGTTCGGCTCTTTGACGCTGATGACCGTTTCGAGGACTGCCTTGAAGTCTTCTCCTTTATTTGATGAGAATGTGCCGGGGACATTTTCCCATACTGCATACCTTGGATATTGTCCATTGGTCTTACACCTCATTTCCTTGATAATTCGGATTGCTTCATAAAAAAGGACGGATTGCTCTCCATCCAGACCAGCTCTTTTACCCGCCACACTCATATCTGTGCAGGGAGAGCCAAAGGTTATAATATCTACAGGCGGAAGCTCCGCACCATTCAATTTGTTGATATCCCCATAATGCTTCATCTGAGGGATGCGTTTGGTCGTAACCCGTACAGGAAACGGCTCAATTTCAGATGCCCATAAAGGCTCAATGCCACAAAGCAAACCACCTAAAGGAAAACCACCACTGCCATCAAAGAGGGAACCAAGTGTCAATTTACTCATCTTCACTCACCTCTGGCAAATCACAATATCTGAATTTCGAACCATCTCTTAAAAGAAACACACCATCAGAGTTTCCAACTTGCTCAATATACCTTTTCACGATGACATCGCAGTACTTTTCATCCAGTTCAATGGTGTAACAAATTCTATCTGTCTGCTCACAGGCAATCAGTGTACTTCCTGAACCTCCAAAGGGATCAAGCACGATACAGTTACTAAGGCTCGAATTCATAATGGGGTATGCCACAAGTGCCACTGGTTTCATGGTTGGGTGGTCGCCGTTTTTCTTCGGTTTCTCAAACTCCCAGATGGTGGTCTGCTTACGGTCTGAATACCAGAGATGCTTGCCTTTCCTTTTCCATCCAAAGAGTACAGGTTCATGTTGCCATTGATAAGGAGAGCGACCGAGAACAAGTGACTGCTTTTTCCATATACAAGTACCAGAAAGATAAAATCCTGCATCGGAGAATGCTCTTCTGAAATTGAGTCCTTCCGTATCAGCATGGAATACATAAATAGAAGCGTCCTTTGCCATCGCTGCTTCGGTGTTTTGAAATGCCGCAAGCAGAAAATCATAGAACGCTTCATTCGCCATATTGTCATTTTTAATTTTTCCGGCAGTGCCTTCATAGTTAACGTTATATGGAGGGTCCGTAACTACCAGATTGGCAGCTTTCCCTTCCATCAAGACATCAAAGGTGTCTTTCTTTGTACTGTCTCCGCAGACTAATCGATGCTGTCCAAGTATCCAAACATCCCCTAAATGCGAAACAGCGGGCTTTTTCAGCTCGCTGTCTACATCAAATTCATCTTCTTTTATATTATCCTTAAGGGAATCTTTAAAAAGATCCTCCAACTCTCCTGGGTCAAATCCTGTAAGAGAAACATCAAAATCAGAAGCATTTAGGTCTGTAATGAGAAGTGCCAATTTATCTTTATCCCAATCGCCACTTATTTTATTTAGTGCAATATTCAGAGCCTTTTCCTTTTGCTCATCCATTTCGACAACTACGCATTCTATTTCATCCATGCCCATACTCAGCAGGACTTTCAAGCGTTGATGCCCTCCGATAACTCTGCCTGTGGTCTTATTCCATATAACGGGTTCTACATACCCAAACTCCTCAAGGGAACGTTTAAGTTTTTCATATTCTGGATCACCCGGTTTTAAATCTTTCCTTGGGTTATATTCAGCGGGGATGAGTTGTTTCGTTTTAATCTTCTCTATCAACATACTTTTCCACCGCCTTTCTAAATTCACTGTATTTATTTACATCCTCCCACGGGAACAGACAACTATTAAAGTGACCATAAGCCGCGGTGTCAGAGTAAATCACATTTCTAAGACGCAGTTTTTCAATGATGGCTGCGGGTCTTAAGTTAAAAATCTCTTGGGCAGCAAGAGTTAATATTTCATCAGAAACAGTGCCAGTACCAAGGGTATTTACAGTAAAGGCTACTGGGTTTGCCTTACCAATGGCATAGGAAATACTCACTTCACATTTCTTTGCATAACCACACCAAACAATATGCTTGGCAATATACCGAGCCATGTAAGCACCGCTTCGGTCAACTTTGGTTGGGTCTTTACCACAAAGAGCACCACCTCCATGAGATGCAAGCCCTCCATAGGTATCAACCATGATTTTTCTTCCAGTCAAACCCGTATCGGCAGCGGGACCACCAAGAACGAACTGACCTGATGGATTGATGAGAAGTTCTGTTTCATCATCAAAGGGGAAGTCCTCAAAGCACTGCCATAAGACATTGTTAAGGATATCTGCCTTAAGTTCTTACTTTGTTTTATTCTTCTCGTGCTGTACCGATATCACGATCGCCTTTATTCTCACTGGAGTGTCAGCTTCATATTCCACCGTTACTTGTGCTTTACCATCGGGAAGAATCCCTTTTATTAGCTTTCC